ACCTTCGAAACATCGTCAATCGTTTCAACAACGATTTGATCAATGCCTTCATCGTCCAAATCAAGACCGGTCGTTGAAAGACGTTTTACGCCGCTCAAATAGTAAACAATCGGATCGGTCGTTTCAATGGTTTCCCCCGGCAAGTCGGACAACTTGCGGGTTTTGGGATCATCGAAAACGATTGGATCGATTGTCATTTACGCTTTGCCTTTTTCGGCTGATCTGCAATCGCAACGATCCCGTTCTTCACGGTAACTTTGCCGCTCGCCTTCAATCGATCATACGTTTCATCGCTGATCGCCCCGCGATACCGCAACCATGCCGGATTGTCGGGATCGGCTTCAACGTCAATCACATTGCGGCGATCACCCGCGTAAAGCGGTTCATGACCGGGCAAGGGTTCATCGCAAGGATGAATCGGCGAGCGCACTTGCCTTAGCGATCCATCGGCTTCGGTGATGATATAAGTCTTCATCTGATCAACCCTATGTCAAAACAAAGTGTGAAGGCGCAAGCCATTCGGTTATGTCGTTTAGCGCACCTTCATCAATCGTCGGCGCGGCGGACGCGAAAGGCAGCGAAACCGGCCAATCTTGATCAACATATTCGCCGGTGCGCGTTTCGGTTGATTTGAAATTTGTCCAACGAGCGCCAGCGCCGGTAACGTCAATGAAATCGCCAGCATCCGGCCCGCCGCCGCTAATGGGGATCGTTAGGACGCGATTTGCGAGCGCACCCGCGCCGCCAAGCGTTACATTGCCGTTGATCGTCTTGACGCCGCCAACGGGTGTATAAACCAATCCGTAAGTGTTGAACCCGCCGGTTGTGATCGTCGCTAGAACGGTCGGATACATGGTTGTGACGATGCTAACAGGCTTGTTCAAGGTCATGATGATGTTGTTGCCGGAACGAACCGCGCTGATCGGTTGCAACGCTTCGTCATCGCCGCTGAACATGGCGCGTCCGATGATATCGCCCATGGCTTCACCAAGCTTGCGTTGTGCAAAAGCCGTCCAATGGATGAACCGCCCTTGGTGTGCGTAAATGGACGTAAGCGTTCGAAGCCGAAAGATACCGTCCCGATGCGTGCCGATCCGGCGTTGTTCATCATCGCGCCAGTAAACGCCCGCCGTGTTCGAACCGTTGCCGAAGCCGTCAAAACTATATGATGCGGTTTTGGTCATGAAGACCGGCGGCGGATCGTTCACATCAACCAAGTGCGACAATTCGTTGCTATACCATGCTCGCATGTCCGCTTCACGCGTCGCGGATATGCCGGGCGTGCCAACATCGGTTTCGGCTTGCTGATCGGCGACGCAAATCAACCGCAAGCGCTGCCCGCGCGCCGCTGCCCATTTTTGAGCATTCTTGACCGCTCGATTGATCCAATCACGCGGTTGAAGATTGGCGTAATTTTCGACGGGTAGGGAATGAAGATATTTGCCGGATCGTTGTTCAAGATAGGCGTGCGTTTGACCACCAATGGTTATTCCGATGATCAACAAATGGTTCTTACCGCCGTGTTTCCGATATTGCGCCCAAAGACCGCATTCAATCGTTTCGGTTCCGGTTCCGCTTTGCGTTTTGCCCAAGCCTTGACCATAAACATAATGCATCAAACCGAACGGCCCGATATTATGCGAATTGGTAAGATTGGCGAACGAATAAAGCCCCGGCGTGGGTGAATGCGTCGGATTGCTTTGCTTGAAATCGATTGCGCCGATCCCGTCGCCACCATCACGCGCCGTTGTCTCGCCGTTCCAATTGCTAAGAGCATCGGGACGATTGGCATCGCCAGTTGTTCCACCCGGCGAAGCGGACGTGCGGGATTGGTCTTGGTTGATGACAAGATCAACGGTATCGGTCCAATCCAAGTGAGGAAGCCCGTAACGATCAGCGATCAAATCATGCAACGCGCGATTTTGCGCATAGTCGCAACCGTTGGTGACGATCAGCGATTTCAAATAAATTGGCCCGAACATTGTTAGAGTATTCAGCGTAGTCGCAATGGTCGTTGCACCGCCGCTAACTTCAACACCATTCCAAACAAGCGTTGCGATGCCATCCCGACAATGCAATTGGGCATGTTGCAATTCACCCGCACTTTCGGCGATCACATCGCGATAAGGCGCATTAAGCCCCGTTTGTGCGCCGCCCGAACCATAATAAACAAAACCGCCAATGCGACCAAGATTATCAATCGACATTTCAAGACGGCGATCACCCGGCGATATAGTTGAACCACCGGCAAATAAGTAATCGCTCAATCGCGCGAAATTCTGATACGTCCCGGCTTGTCGCCGCCAATAACCTTGATTTAACTCGGTTCCATAATGGTTAAGCGAAAGATATGTATCGGCGAGCGGTTGACCATAAGCCCCGGCGGCGGCGGTTGTCATCAACTCGCCGGGATTGGCGGTGTAAACCAACGCGTCTAGATCAACATCATCGCCAGTGCCAATCGCCGCATTCATCGCGGCAATCGACGCGTAAGTATCGGCAACCGGTTGCATCGAAAAAACAATGTCAATGCAAGTTTCGCCACAATCGGGAATGAATTCGGTTCCTGAAAAACCTATGCCATCATGAAGACCAAGACCATCGGCATTCTTAATCGCTTGAAGGTTCGGCCAATAAGCTGCACCTCGCACGTTCGCAACCATCACCGGCCCGATTTGCGGCGTTACGCTTGTGATCGTTTCCGCGCTGTCATACGCTTCCAACGAAACTTTGAAAACGTAAGTCGCTTCGTCCGCGTCCAACAGGATCGAAACGGCTTCGATCCCGCCAACAGCGGCGGCAATTGCATTCTCAAAATCGGCATTTCGCGGAACTTTATAGTCCGCGCTCGCCGCCGCCGCAACTGCGATTGCCGCCGCAATAACAGCATCATCGCGCGCATCGGTTGCTTCATCAACGAGCGGTTGGACGATTGCGGCAATCGCTGTGTAAAATTCTGTCCATTCATCCCATGCAGCATCGCGATATGTATAGATCGTGTTGTTCGCTGGCGTCGGATCGTCATTGACCAAAGCAATCTTTGGAGCGCCAACACCGGGCGTTACGGCGTCCATTGCCGCTTTTGTCGAATAGGTGGCAATTCCGAAAGTAGCGAGCAACGCCTGATCGGTCAATTCTTCGAATGCTCGCAACACGCCTTCACGCGACGGCTTGTAATTCGGAACCGGCGGATCACCGAACAAAGCTTGGCGAAGGGTATCAATTGCCGACATTAGATGAAACTCCGCTTATTGGTAATACTCATATTGATAGTAACCACCGGGAACACCACCGCCGCCGCCATCGAATGACCCGGTTGAAGGAACGATGACATAACCCATATAATGCCGCCCCGGATTTGCCGCCGATGCGTGCGCGTCGTTGTCATTCGTGTATAGATTGTATGTGACGGTTCCGCCAGTCCGATTAGGATCATCATAAGCAACGGATCGCACGTCATTTGCCACCAACCCGGTTGCAATGATTGCATCTTGAACCGTTTGATCCGGCCAACCATCCGAATAGCGGCGCGTGTGATCAAGAATGGTTAGCGTGCCGTCCGCTGCTATGCTCATAAACGATTGTTCAACAATCCAACTGTTGAAAACTGCCATTTGAAGCGCGCTGCCCGTTGGTGTTACGGTTGCCGCATATTCCGATGACCAATCGGACACGCGGCCCGATGCTGCAATTGCTCGATATCGAATGGTGTAATCGATATTGGCAACCACCGTCCCGCTATAGGCAAACCCGTCATCCATCCGGGTTGTCATCGTCGCCCATGTGTCGTTGGCAAGATCGGCGGTTGGAATGTATTGGAATTCATAGCCAATATCTTCGCGCGCTGGCGGCGTAAATGTCGCTTCAAGGCGTCCATTGGCGAGCGCCAGCGTTACACCGGTTGGAACATCGGGCGGATCGCTTTCGTCAATGTCGCCGGTGACGGATTTCGGCTTTTCCTCGCCGGGCAGCAAATCCCAACGATCAGGATCAACCGGAACCATCGTTGTTCCACAAATAATCCCAACGGGATCAACTTCAACGGGCGACGTGATTTCGTATTCACCGGCAAAGGTGTTGTCATAATTCAAGTTGGCGATGCGCTCTTGCCGTGCTTTCAATCCGCGTAATCCCATCGTTGGCGCAATGCGATGAAGCGGTTGGGATCGCATGCCGATAGCCTTGGCGATCCTCATTGCTTGATTATGATCTTGGATGGCGAGCGCTTCGAATGTCAAAAACGTCGCGGCTTCGCCTTCATTGTAATATAGCGGATTATACCACGGCGCGGACGGTTGAACCGCATAGTCGGCATCGGGATCGGTATAGCGGACGATTACGCCTTGTGTTTCGCTTTCACCATCTTGCGCTTCAAGACTTTCCATCGCGATAATGTCGCGATTGCGCGTCAAGACAAGCGTTGGCGCTTCATAGTATCCGACGCGCGGCCAAACCTTGCCATCATCGTCAAACACAAGTTGCGCATCCATCGTCATCAAAATATCTTGTTCCGCGTTTATACGCGCCTGATCGTCGGCAATCGAAATATCGCACTGATAGCGAACATGATCACCAACCAAGCCTTCAACCACTTGATCGCATATTTCGGCTTGTTCCGCCACCTTATCCCAATTGATCGATGAACGCGGTTTGTTGCGTCCGTAACGATGCGTGCGGAACCATGCCCATTGCAACACCGCATTCCGGGTGAATAAATAGGTTGTCGGTGTCCCGTTGATTTGATCTTCATCGCGCGGATCGAATGCATGTGACCATTTGCCGACAATCGCCATTGATGGTTCGCCCAAACCAAGCGGGCCGCGAAACTTATAAAGTTTGTATCGATCTTCGTTTTTCAACGCATTCATTTTGATGACCGAATACGTTGTTCCAACCAACTTATGATTGCTTGTCCATTTGGACGGAAATGCGCCAGCAAGCGCGCTGATCGCGGGCGGCGTCGGATTGCTTTCACTATAAGTCGTTGTCCAAACTTGAACGTATGCGATCCCCGCACCATCGGTTGTCACCGCCTCTTTCTTTGCGGTAAGTCGAAATTCTTTGTTGGTGACGAACCCGGAACCATCCAAAGTTACCGGAATATCATCAAGACAAATTTGGAGCGGTTCAACAAGGATGCTATCCGAATGCACTAACAGATACCAAAGATTTCCAGCGGTATCGAATTCAGCGAACAACACCGCACCGCCTTGTTTGCAGCGACCGGCGTTCAACCAACGGATCGGTTCGGCCACACGGACGTTGACGCGCCCAACGTCGCTTTTCGTGCCGGGCTTCGGCGTGAACAAACCGATCACGCCTTGCGCAACAAGACCAATGCCAATACCAACGAGTTGCAGCGATAGACCACCGGTGAACGGCGCTAGGACGATCCCTGCGACGATCAAGCCGATACCGATCAGGATTTTGCCGATCTTACCCATGTGCGGCGACTTTCCAAGCGTGTGTAATGCGGACGAACCGGCGATCTATTTCGATCACACCGCGTTCAAGGCGGGCAGCGACGCCCGGCCCGGTGCAAAGCGCCCCAATGGTCGCTTCAAGCCCCTTGCCGGTCAACGTATCGATCACAACCACGTCACCGCGCTTGGCGTCACTAGGATCGATTTGTTCAAGCCCGGTCGTATCGATGATCCCATGTGCGCCACCATTGTCGGCAACGAGCGTCAACGCTTCATTCTGACTGAAATAGGTTCCACGCCAGTTATCGACGTTGTTGATCCCGCAAGTTTCCTTGATGTAATCCCCAATAGACAACAGGCAATCGGCTTCGCCATAATCGAATTCGGTTTGCCGCCAGCGCTTCAAGGTATCGTCAATATGATCGGTCATGGTAAACGATACGTCCGATTAGCGAGGCTGGCGAGGAATTCCGATCCCTTATCAGTCGCAACACCTAATTCCTTCGCCCGTTGCTTTTGGATCGCATCGGCATAGGTTCCATTCGGCGTGTTTGAACGTCCAAAGTTTGCATCTTTCGCAAGGATGCTGATCTTGTATTTCCGTTGTAAGACGCCATCGGAATTCGTTTCCAGCAATTCCGAAAACTTCGGTGCCATCATGGTCAATTCTTTGAAGAACACGACTGGCGTTGCCGGGCGCAAACCTTCACCCTCTTCAAACAACGCAAGATAACAAGTGACGGTTCGTTTGCTGATACGCCATTGTTCGGCTTTCAATTCATCGTATGTTTCACGAACGTCTTGACCGGGCAAATCGGGCAGCGTCAACGCCAGCGAATAGCTTCCACTTGAACCATCGCGGGCATCTTGCATCGGCGGCGCTTCATGATAATCAACATCATTCGCATCGATTGTGCCGATCCATTCTCGCCCGTCGCTTGTGAACAACCGCCCTTTACCTTGCCAGATATACAGCGGATCACCGATGAAATCATAAAACCAACAGCGACGGACAACAACGCGAATATCGGTCAACGCATCATCGTCGCCAAGGTATTCATCCAAAAGATCGTAAAATTCACTCATTACAACACCGCTTCGCTTAGGACGATCTTGCCGAGTTGAATGTAACCAACGTTTTCGGCGTCATAGGTCGCACGAATTTCGCTGGCGTTTGCGATGACGCCGGTGAACCATGGGCGGAAATAGACGGGATCGTTGATCGCAACCGCGTCCCGCAATGGCGGCGTTACGCGGATCGTCGCAACGCTATCTTCGTCATAGTCGATTTCATCAACCATATAACAGGCGTTCTTATGACCGATCACATGACCAACGCGAAGGAATTCACCTATCACACTCATATCAACGGTGACTTGCAAGGAACCCTTCAACGATACCACCGAATAAACGGCGGCAAGATCGCCTTCCCATGGTTCTTCATTTGACCACGGCAATTCGGGATCATCATCGCCATCCCAATATGCTGATTGCAATGAACGCTTGGACAACACTTGCGGCGTTGGTGCCATACGAACGCGAAGAATTTGACCGTTACACTTGGACATAAGCCAAGATGAAAACGGATATTCCCATTCGCGCGTTTGCATGGATGGTTGGATTTCCAACATGGCGAACCCGCCAACATCGGGCGACATGATCCGCGCACCGCCAGCGGTGAAACCGCCTTCGTATGCCAGCCCCGGCACATGGAAAAGCTGTTTGCTGATCGGAAACGCGGGGAAGCCCCATATCTTCGGATCGATCATGAAATTGTTCCATCGCGTTGGAATTGCGTGATGATACCGGGAATTTGCCGTCGCAACTCTTTCTTCGTATTTTCGGCGCTTTGACGGTTCAATTCAACGATATCCTTCGAAGAAACCGCACCGCTCAAATTATGGATATTGGTGATGTTGACATTGATCCGCGGCGCGTTCGCCGGGTTGCTCTTGCCGAGCATTTGGACGCCTAGCGCCCCGTCCGCTCCCCGTTGAAGCGGAACAATGGCTTCCGGCCCCGCTTCACCCGCAATGCCCGTCTTGCCGTTCGCCATGCCGAACAGCGTCGGCGCACTGATCAGCGATCCGCCGCCGCCGAACATGCCACCAGCGGCGAACCCGCCGCCAAAGCCGCCACCGAACCCGCCGCCACCGAACCCGCCACCGCCGCCGAAAATCGATCCAAGGATGCCACCGATCCCGCCGCCTGAATTTCCGCCGCTAAACAAAGCGTTCAAAGCGTTATCCAAGAAATCGTTGATCAGCTTATCAAGGATACGATCAATCGCTTTCGATACCGCGTCGGCGAACGATGCCCAAAGCGACTTGCCTTGTTCTAGGTTGCTGCGAAGATCGTTGAAGAACCCTTTGGTCGTTTCCTTGGCGAAATCGAGCGCTTCACGCGTCTTGCGAATGGCATTTTCAGCCGTCGCTTGTTCTTTGGCGATCCCTTGAATGGCGGCGATTTCCGCTGGCGTTAGATCGATGTTCGCTTGTCGGGCTTGCGCCAACAATTCGTTTTCGATCCGATACCGCGTCAACTGATCGGTGGACATGCCGATTTCGTTGCGCTCTTGACCAAGGATGATCATGCGTTCTTCATGTTTTTTGCGCTGATCTTCCATGAATTGATCGGTTGTGTTCGTTTGGTCTTGCGCCGCTAATTCCGCCGCCTTATCAGCGATGGTCTTGCGTTGGGCAGCGTCAAGGGTGATCCCCTTTTCAACCGCTTCATTCAAAAGCTGTTGTTCGTATTTGGCACGCGAAAGCGCCTCGCCATAAAGCCCAATTTGCGCATGAACCGCCTTCAACGCAACAAGCTGTTTATCCGCGCCTTCGGTGATTTGCTTGAACCCTTCAAGGTTCTTCAATTTGATTTGCAAATCGGTAAGCGTATCGGCAAGCCCCATCAATTGCGTGCGTTGCGCGTCGGTAAGTTTGATGCCTTTTTCGGCGGCTTCGTTCAAAAGCTTTTGCTGGTTGGTTAAACGCAATGCCGCGTCCGCCGAAAGATTGACGCCCGCGATCTTCGCATTGATTGTTGCAATATCCCGTTCCGCGCCGCGCACGATATCGCCAAACGGATCGCTTTTGCTTCCCGATGAACCATCGCCCTTTTTCGCACCACCCGGTTTTTCAGGATCGCCAGCCGCTTCCATGATCCGATTACGCGCGTTCTTTATGGCTTGCTTGCGCACGTCGCCGAAGAAGCGTCCAACCATCCCCTTGCTTTCCGCAAGCCCCTGTTGGACGCCGCTGGCGATCCCCGCGCCGAGCGCACCGGCCCCGCCCGAATATGGATTGGCGATCCGCCCCATATCGACTTTACCGATTTGACCAAGACCGGGAAGACCAAGCTTGGACGAAACGCCGTTCGCAAACGCCAACAATGCATTGATGCGACTGATCGCACCATTGATCATGCTTTCAATCGCGCCGATGACCAAGTTTGCCGCACCGATGGCGATATCGCCGATGGCGGCGGGCAACAGCTTCCAAGCATTGCGGATAGCATAAACGCTGCCAACCCAACCACCAATGATGAATTCGATGGCTTTCGCACCATATTTGGTGATAAAATCAAGCGTATCATTCCACGCTTGCGCAAGCCATTTCAACGGCCCGTCAAACGCTTCCATCAAACGCGAACCAACAACTTGGAAAAATGCCGTAAACGTGTCGCCGATTGTCACACCGGTATCAACGCCGGATTTCTTCACCCGCTCCAATTGCTTTTCGGTCAATCCAAGCCCGGCGACGATATCGGCATTGCCTTTGTTGATGGATCGTGTGGCGAGCGCAAACGCACCGGCAACAAGACCAACAGCGGCGGCAACAACAAGAATGATTGGCAAGAGTGGCGCGATTGCTGCCCATACGGCAACCGCCATTTGACGAAATGTCCCCGCCGCCGCACGCGCAGCGCCGCCACTTGCAACCGTCGCGGCTGATAGGGCGGTAACAGCGCCAGCGGCTTCAACGCCGAATTCCTTCACTTGACCATAAGCATCAACCAAACCGCCGATACCTTGCGCACCCGCTTGACCAGCCGCCCCCGATGTTCCGGCGACCGAAGCAAGGCTTTCCAAAATTTGAAAGATATTGATCAACCCGCTTGAACCGGGGATCAATTGCAGAATGTTGGTTAATAGGCCCGCCGTCGCCGCCGAAGAACCTTTCAACGCAACGTTACCACCAACCAACGCTTGATTGAATTTTTGTTGTTTGACGTTCAACGCATCGATTTGACGATTTAGAACCGTTTGGACGCCAAGATATTGTTCGGCGCTGATCGCCCCGCGCTTATATAGATCGGCGGCATCGATCAATTGCCCGTTCGCTCTTGCCATCGCACCGGCGAGCGGAAAAGTTGCTTTGAAAAGATTGTTCACGCGGGTTTCAAGAATGTCCGCGCTCGCCGCTGCCCGGCGTTGCGCTTCACTCGATTTACCGGCGGCGGCGCTGTTGACATTCAACGCCTTCGTATTGCGATCAATACCGGTCGCCGCATTTGCAACACTTGAACCGGCTTTGTCCGCACCGGCGGCAATTCGATCCGCGTTCTTTGCAGCACCATCGAAAGCATCACCAAGCTTTTTAGCGGCGGTTTCAGCTTTGACCGCCGAAGGAACCAAACCATCAAGCGCGGTCTTGGCTTCCTTCAATTCACCGGTGTAAACGCTGAAACCAAGTTGCGCAATGTCCGCCATGTCAACTATCGCCTTCGCTTCGGTTGGTCGTTTTGCGCTTTGTCGCGTTCGCGCGCCAGATAGTCGCTTAACTCTTTACCCATTTCGTCGCAATACGCGCGATCCATGACGCACAAGATACCATATTCCGAAGGATAGACAATGTGACCGGTTGCCTTGACCCAAGCCAAGAATTCGGACGGCGGGATTGGCTCGCAAGCGCCGTCCCGCACGCGCCGAAGCCTATCGGATAAATCGTAATACCAATCCCAAAGGTATCGCCCAACCGGCGGCACAATCAATTCTGGCGATGTTTCTTCAAACCGTTCGTTGCGTTCGCGCCGGGTTTCACCTTTTTCATCTTTGGTGTCATACCGAACGCGAACGCGGATCGCCTCGCTTAATTCGGTTTGGAGTTGTCGAAAAAAGACTTGGTTTCGCCGATCCCTTCGTTGATTTGGTCGCTAAACCAAGGGATCACCTTGAACACGTCAACAACGTTCCGCTTGGTGAAATCGGGGATCGTCCCGTTGAACACCGCTTGCGCGTCGGGATCAAACCCTTCATCATCTTCCTTGCCGGTCGGATTATACCATTCCCATCCGGTCATCGCGGCGAACAAGATGTTATTCTTGTTTTGCTCGATATCTTCCGACTTGAAGCTTTTGCCGCGCGCTTCAAGATAAAGGCGACGATCAGTGATTTCGCGCTTCACCTTCATCAAGCGTTCGTCATCGATTGATACGATGTTCACGCGGACGCCGACGCGTTCGCCGCTCGCCGGATGGATCATTTCAATCGTCCGGTCGGTTGTTTTGATGGTTGCAAGATCGGTCATGGGGTTATGCTCCGCACAAGGAAAAGGGCGCGGGCAGCTTGTGCCACGCGCCCTTGAATTTTGTCAACCCGGTCGAAAAACTTACGGCGGGTCGATGGGATCAACGATCACTTCATGCTGTTGGAATGCCAGCGTGAAAACTTCAAGATCGAAATCTTCGTTGCGACCAAGCGGGCGCTTCGGGCCGGTAACAAGACCGCGATTGTAAATGATCGTCGGCGTCGCACCAACTTCGGTTGTCGGCTTGTCGTTGCCTTCGATCTTGAAGGCGTAATTCAAATTGGTCAACGCGGCGGCGCGAAGAATGACTTGACCGGCATCGGTCGGAATTCGCGCCAATTCGATTTCAGGCGATCCCGCGTCGGTCATTCCCTTCGCCTTTTGGACGACGCTTGTATCCCAAGTGTCATACGAAAGAATGTTGGTGGATGATCCGGCCTCGCCGTGAGACCCGACGCCCTTGACTTGAACCCAAGTCAGCGCGGCAAACCCCGTGGCATCAAGATCGGTGCCTTGCGCCGTCGAGCAAACATAAAGCTTTTTGCCGGAATTGGTATTGAAGAACGCGATGGGAGCGGCGGCGGCGAGAAGGGAAAGAGGAAAGCGACGCATAGCTTGGAACCCTTTGTTCACTGGCGAAACGACTGATAGCGCATGCTCGCCGGAAAAAGCAACTCTTTCCCTTGTTCCAGCGGGCCGCTTGTCAAGTCCGGTGTCTCACAAATTTTGACGTTTTGCAAGTGCCGCTCTTTGGTAAAATACAATGCGATGGATGCCAACATACGCATTGGCGCATAAACGCCAGCACCATCGTTAGGCCAATGCAAAATCAATCGCATCAATCCCATGTAATTCTTTTCCGATCCCCAAAAGTCATTTTTACGGTTGGACGGGATAAACACCAATTCCAACCATTTTTGATCGTCGGGAATATCGAAATCACGCCCAACATATTTGACCGGTAACGTTGGTGATTGCGATTGCGTAACCGCAACGATCACCGCTTGTTGGAGCGTTTCAAGAATATCAACATCATACATTACTGTTTAATCCGCTGTCTGATCGTGTCGGTATTGAAAGCGACGATCCTTGCCCAATGCATCAATGCACCTTCAAGAAACCCATCGAACAATTCACGATACTTGGCATAATTGGCGGTCCAACCAAAATGCAGCGTTTGACCAAGCTTCATTTGACCAAGGATCGCAATCACCGCGCTTTCATCGCTATAACTATATTTCTGATCAGGCTCGCCGCGAACCGGGCCGCTAGGCATGCCGGTCAACGATGCCCGCCCGCTGGCGCGAAGGAACCCGGTATCAACGCGCATGCGCCCGCCCTTGCCGGTTGGCGTTTGGGCATTTTCGATCACGTCTTGAAGGCTTTGACGCATCAAGGCGAGCATACGCTTTTCGGATACCGCAACGATATCTTCAATATCGGCTTTGATGTTGCCGTAAGATCGTTGGCGTCCATAATAGCGTTGCGCCATGTTCAAACCTTTTTTTGACATAGCGGTAAAAATCCCGTTGCGTTTCGCGTTTGCCCGGTCTAGTCCGCTGCGATGCTTTATGATCCCAACTTAATCCTAACGGTTGATAATCGTCCCGATGTTATCGATTATCTCGTTGCGCATGGGCGATCCCCGGCGTCGGTTGCGATCATGACGAACGTTCAATTGATCAACGCTTATCACGAAACCGCGCCAAGGCCAACCGATATACAACGAGCGACCGCCGCCGCCATCCTTGCGACGCTGGCGAACATGGGCGGCGGATCGATTGCGAACAAAGAAACGGTTCGCCGTATTGCCCGCGACGAAGCAACCAAGTTGTTCAACGATGGGATCACACGCAAGCTTGAAATCGTTGGTCCGCGCGGATCGATCACGCTTGAAGGTATTGTTCACTATCGCACCGAATTGACGATCAAGATTGTCGCGCTAGGCCATGCGGTCATGTTGGTTGGTCCGGCGGGTTGCGGAAAGACCACCATCGGCGAGCATACCGCGAAGGCGCTCCAATTGCCGTTTAACATCACTAGCACCATCAATGAAACACATGAATTGATCGGCTTCGTTGATGGGCATGGCACATACCATCGCACGCCTTTTCGGGATGCCTTCGAACGCGGCGGCGTATGGATCGCCGACGAAATCGACGCATGGGATGCGAACGCCTTGCTTGCCGCCAACGCTGCGCTTGCCAACGGCTTTTGCAACTTTCCCGACAAGCCGGAACCGATTTATCGCCACACTGACTTTCGGATGATCGCCACGGCGAACACCTTTGGCACTGGCGCTGATCGCATATACGTTGGACGCAACGAATTGGACGCGGCGAGCCTTGACCGCTTCGCGGTGATCGATGTTGATTATGATCTTACCCTTGAACGCTTGTTTGCCGCCGGGCGCGATGAATGGCTTGAACGCATTTGGAGCGTTCGCAAGGCAGTTGATGAAAAGCGCATTCGGCACGTTGTATCGAGCCGGGCAATTGCCATGGGATCGGCGGCGCTTGGCATTGGTATCGAATGGGATGAATGCGAAGCGATTTACCTTTTCAAAGGCATGTCATCCAAGGATCGTGCCAAGATTGATGATAACGATGACTAGGTTTATCGTTTCCGGTCGCACATGGGATCACCGCGACTATCTCGCGAACATTGGCGGTTGGTGGAACAACCTTGAACGCCGATGGGAATTCGAACACCTATCGTTGACACGCTTGGACGAATTGCGCCAAGTTGTCGGATTGGTCATCACCGAAGACGCCCCGCGCATCAATCCATTCGCATCATGGGAACCAACGCCAGTTGAACAGCCGATCAAGATTGGCAACGATTTTACATATTATGGATATTTTGCTGATCCCGATCCCGTTGTTTTCTTCGGCTTCGATAGCCTTGGTGCGTTCGTTGATCACGTCGCCAGCTTGGAGCGACCAAAACCGGGCTTCGGATTGCATGATAAAGGATGGGCAGCACCGCCCGGTTTTACCGGAACCGAAAGCCTCGCCGATGCGCTCGATATCGCTCGCCACGGATGGCTTGACGGCCTTGGCATGATGGATCGGCTATTGATCCCGCCAGCGACACGCAAGCGCCGCCGTAAGACGCTGGCGGGCGGTTCCGTAAGTGTTGGACGCATGCTCGCCGGGCAACCGAACCACATGATCGCGCGACGCGTCTTGAAGGGCCGCAAATCGATCACGGTATTTGTCGAAACGGCTTCATGGATCAAGATCAAAGCGGACGTGCTGCTAGTCCGAAGCATCGCCGTTGCTGCAATCATTGATCGATTGGAAAGCGAAGGATATTCATGCAATCTTGTCGCTGTTAGCATCCTCCGCCGGTTCGATGGGCGCGGCGTTCATACAGCGGTGACGATCAAGGAAGCTGGCGAGCGCCTTAATCTCGCCGATGTTAGTTTTGCGTTCGGTCATCCTTCGTTTTCTCGCCGATTGGTTCATGCAGCACGCGGCGTCATCCGCCAAAGCCATAACAGCGATGCGCAAAACTATCTTTGCGATGCATTCGAAGATGGTTGCCCGCCGATGCGCAATGAATTCTATATTCCAACGTTCCTGAAAAATACGCTTGACATTATGGAAATCCTTGCGATCATACAGCCGCCGAATTTGCCGGTGAAGATTGAAGGAACCGACTAATGATCCTTGCTGCGATCCTCGCCGCTAGTGCGGTCATCACCCCTTATCAGGAAGCGGCTTACGTCGCCGGTCGTTGTCGCCCTTGGATGACAACGTTCGTTCAAGCTGAAACCGAAAAGTCAATGGACGGGATTGGCGGCGATCTTCGCGAATGGTATGCGCAAGGGATCAAGGATACGTTGCGTGAACCGCTATCAGCGGAAACGTGCGAACGTGCCATGGCGAACGCAAGGAAGCGGATTGATGAACAGCGTAATACCGCCCGGTGATCCCGCAAAGATCGTCATCGCGGGCAAACGGCAAGGTTTCCTTGGTCTAGCGATCCATTACACCGCCACGCCTTGCGGATCGCCGGTGATGGAAACAGCATGGCAACCGACGCTCGATGAATTGGCGCGGATCAACGCGGGCGCTCCAATCCTGATCAAGATTTTGGGCGTGCCGCCGATCAATCCAATGATCGTTGAAGTTGGCAATGCGCCCGCGCTAGTCGATATCTGCTAACCAGTCAATTCGTGATCGAACGCGACAACGGCACGCGACAACTTCGCGTGCCGGTGCGCCTAAGCTAATATCGCCGGGATGCATCATCTTCGCGCCAGTGACGGGCGAAACGAACGCTTCATCAAGTCCGACCTTTTGACCGTTCAACCGACGATGCGACCACCGAACGCGACTATCACCGGCGCTATCCCATTCACGCTTTACCGCGTCCGCTCCAACCGCGCCCATTTCCACCGCCTGTTTCGTCGCTTCGTATTCCGACCGGTTCAACGCATGGATCGCTTCGGTTCGGGCGATCATATCACCGCGATATTTGAGTGCATTTGACTTGTATCGCATAATCAACTTATCAACCGTATCGACCGGCAATGTATTCCCGTCGCGGATCGCATTGGCAACCGTGCGATCAAACCGCTTATCCCGCAATTCCATCTTGAAATAAGCTTCATCAAGCGTGATCAGCTTTTGGCGAGCCGATCTAACCCAATTTTCTTGATGCGTGGTCAAACCGATTACGCCGCCGCTTCGTTGTCCGGTCTTGGGATCGATCCGCCCAACGATATCCAACGCAACGTTGCGAGGATTGCGACCATCAATCATGCCAGCTTCAAGCGTGTTGCGAACCGTAATCCTCGCATCTTCCTGAATACGGGTGATCAATTCGGACGATTTATCGCGCAACCATGCTTCGGCGCGACTGTTGCGAACATCGAACCGAAAGACGATCCGCCCGGCGGCGGTTTGAAGGTATTTCGGGAACGTCTTGCCGGTCATCACGCCACCTTGTTCAAAGGCGCGTTCAATCGACGCGGTAAGCGGGCGCATGGCAGCGGGTGAAAAGCCGAGCGCTTCGAACGCGGCGGCTAGATCGCCCAATTGGATCGCATCGATAACTTGACGAAGGATCACATTATCAACAACGTCTTGGATTGCAGCAAAGAACGCCGAACGAATATCCTTGGTGAAAAGGTCAATCAACGCTTCAAGTTGCTGGCGCGGCGTCATCGCCTATTTCCTGACAATGATTAGGAACGCAACAGGCGTCCCGGCGGCTGGCTTGGTATCGATACGGACGATCTTGTATCGAACACCATCGATCCGCATGAACCCCTTCATATTGGGCGTAACGATCCCGGCGGGAATTGTCACTTGCAAATCGCTCGCCAGAATGTTGGAACCGTCGATATACTTGAACGATACGCCTCGCACCGCACCATTCACGCGAACCGGCAAAGCATCTTGCGACGGGCCGGGATTATCGGGCGGCCCGTTACCGGGTGTAACCGCGACATATTCGATCACGCCTTGGTTGAAATCCGCCAACACGTTTTGAGCCACGCCTTGAAGGTCATCATATATGCTAGACATTTTTTCCAACCTTCCTATTGACCACCCGGATGAAACGCATTATCGCACGTTTCGTCAACCAATGACACAAGCAACACAAGGATTTTTCCGATGAAGCGCCTTCACAGTCTTGCGGTTTCCACCGCTGCCATCGCCTTCGCGAACGTTCCCGCCGCGAAACGGGTTGAACCGCAACTTACCGCCGTCGCGGCGGTCAAGATGCCCGAACGCATCAACAAGCGCGGTTCGATTTCGCTTTATCCCTTCGACGGTCTCGCCAACGTTGGGCAAGCGTTCGGCGTGAAGAACAAGACCGCCGCGCAGCTTTCCAGCATCGTTTCGAACGCCAATCGCAAGGCATTGACCGCGAAGAAAGACGCGGACGGCAACACGATTTTCAAGACCAAGGAAATCACCGCCGCCGATGGTTCCAAGTCGGTTGTTCCGACCACCGAACCCGAAATGGTCGCGACCAAGCATTTCTTCGCGCATGACGTTGACGCCGAATACGCGAAGACGTTGAAGGGGACGCCGTTGGAAGGTTCCAGCGTCGTAATCTTCCGCGACACCTGATCGCCGCCGACCAACCCCCGCCCCGGCGGTGATCCTACGCCCGCCCGTCGCAAGATTGGCGGGCGTAGTCATACACGCGATATCGAACCGGACAATGGCGAGGAATTGCCGCAACCGGTAAGGATCGGCGAAAGAATTTCTTCGATGACCTTGAAGCGGGTTTGAATGTCGCTCGCATCGTTGAACATCATGAATTCGGCACTGATCGCACCATCAACCGACACGCGCCGATATTGGTTCGGCGTCCAATCGAGCGAAAGCGATCCCGGCGCGACAAGCTGGCGCAACGCCGCTTCATACGTCGCATTTTTGATTTCGGTTGGAACCACCGATGAACCGATATTGTAATTGTAAATATCGAATGCATTGACGCGCGGCCATTCGCGCAACTGACTCCGCAACCCGACTTTGGTTCCGCCAAACGATGTTCGATATCGAGCGTCCAACCATTCGGACGCCAGCAACAGCGCGGCGGTGATCGCATCATCATCGGTATAGCCGGAAACATCGCGCCCGCGTGCCGTGTGATAGGCGCGGAAATCATCGGCGGAACCGTAGTTATCGGGCATGCGGATCACTCCCAAACGAAAACCGGCGGCGAGTTTCCCCGCCGCCGGTCATGTCTAGCACGGTGCGAACCGAAGGGATAGATCAGTGCGGCAAATCCATGATCGCCTTCCAAGCTTCCGCTTCGGTCTTGTAACCCTTCGTTTCGATGGAAGCAAGATCAGTGATCTTTTCGCCGCTGCCATCGACAACGAAAAACTTGGTGCCTTCCTTGGCAACAAGGCGTTGATTGGGCGACGGGACGGTTGGCGCGGCGGCGTTCTTCAACGGATCGATTGGCAAGGGCGTCACACCCTCGCCACCGCTGAAATCGGGCGCGGACGGCGCGGCGACGGGATCGATCCCCGGTGCGAGCGGTTGGAGCGGCACGCTGCCAACGGATTGTTCGGCTTCGCTCTTGTGAAGCGTATAAGCCTTCGCGCCGTCATCGGCCTGATCGGCGTCATAGTCGCTTTTGTTGATCCGCAACGGTTGCCCGTCCGCACCCTTCACGTTCACGGTTTCAACCGTGTCGGACATGAATGCCAGCGCTGCGACGGTGGCAGCGCTGGCAAAAAGGATGGTCTTCATCGCAATCTTCCTTGTGAACCGGCGATCACAATGACCGCACCGCAATCGAAACGCATGAACGCCGCTAGGTATCCGGGCCGGTCGTTAAACCGGCCCGGTTCCTTGGCGTGCGCTATCAGCCGAGCAACAGCGCAATGTGTTCGCGCTTCGATGCCTTGACGCCCCATGCAAGGGCGACTTCGGCCCGAACCTTGCGGTATCCCGGCCAAATGCTGATTTCGAACGTGACGCCCGAACGCGGATCGGTGATCATCATCCGATCCAACGCAAGATCGCCTTCGTCGGGCGTCGCGGGCGGGCGCATCGCGATATGCAACGCGTCCATGGAAAACGCGACGTTCGCCGAATAGGTTGCCGCCTTGGTGATCGCCGTTGCGCTCGCCGGGATCGCAACGCGAAGCCCCGGCGCGGCGATGACAAGCGTGCCACCGTTCGAAACGTCCGTATCGCCGGTGACAACGACATACTTGTTGGTATCGCCCGCGAACGAAACAACGTCGCCAGCGGTGAACGTCCCGGTGCCAGCCGCCGCAAGATTAATGGTCGTTGCGCCAACAGCGTAACCGGCGGCATTGGTCGTTGACGAAGCCGCCGTTCCGGTAACGTGCGTGACGGGTTGCCCGGTTTCCTTGACGGACATGCCATAGATATCGAGCAATTCGCCTTGGCGAAGCGTCATTTGCGTCCCGGCTTCGTTCACCCGCGAAAGGTTGTTCAAAGCGATCAGCTTGGCGCTTGCGGACGTGTTGAGAATTGCCGAGCGACCAACGCGCGGTGCGCCGTTGTCGTCAAGGATTTTCTTCAACTGCGCAAGATCGGTCAAATCGCCCGAACCGAACGGCGTGGTTCCGGCGGTGCCGTATGCGCGCGAAGCGTTCGCCGCCGCTTCAACGGAAAGATCGGCTTCGATTTCGTTGCTCAATGTGCGGATCGCTTGCGCGATCAGCATGCCTTGCGCGGTAAGATAGCCGGGACCGAACGCGCCAGCCGAATTGAGCGCCCGCTGTTCCTCGCCGGTGAAACCGAAGGGAACCGCACGCGCCTTGGTGATCGCCATTTGGCCGGTCGTAATGGTGTTGTCGGGCGGTTCGGGAACCGTCATCGAAGGAACGATGTCATACGCGTTTTGCGTCGGCGCGATGGGATAGGGAACGGTTTGCCCAACGGCGGCGCGTTCAACGCCGGGCGCACGCATCGCAGCGGGAATGAACCCTTGCAATTCGCGCGAAACAACGTCCATCGCGGTGTAAAGATCGGGGATGATCGCCGTAAGCGTGTTCGCATAGGCGGCGGAATGGACGATGGCCGGTGCGCGGCGCGCAACGAGGATCGCTTGCATGTTCGGGGAAATCAACGAGCGCATGGGATAGCCTCACGGTTGGAATTGGGGTTTGGTCAAGGTCATCCGACCTTAAGCGCCGCCCGGTCATCCAACCATCCGGCAAGGGTGATGATTTCCATAACCGAAGATAGCGGAAAACGTCAAGCGGCTTCGCTAAATTATGCAATTTTCACGATCATCGCAAATTTCATGCTTGACGATCATCGCAACGATCAATAGGAACATCATCACACCAATCGGGCAATTCCGCCCCATCCGAAAGGATCGATCCCCATGCACGATTTTTCAGCCAAGACGCGTAATGCTCTTGCCCGCAAGGGGATCACCATCATCGGCCTTACGGTCATTCCGAATGCGGCAAGCGATACCCGCGTTTGCCACTGGCGAACGCGGGTATCGCGTCAACAACAACGGTTGCGGGCGCATCCTTTCGTTCGCACAAGTTTTGGAGAATGCAGCATGAACAGCCTTCACCTTTACGTTTTGGACGCAACGGGCGTGGAATATCTTTCCACCTTCACGGCGAACACGCCAGACAAAATCGCCCAATTCCGCAAGCATGTCGAATCGTGCAAACGCTATTGGAAGACGGCGGAATATCGCAAGGCGATCCGCAACGATCATCGTGGCCTACCTTGTTTCCCGGTGACGATCCATGCCGATCCCTATCAGGATGAAAGCCAATGATCACCGTCACCCTTGCCCGGCCCGTCACTGGCGAGCCGATGGGCGTCCGTCGCTTCCCGCTTTGGTTCCGCCTCGCCGTGATCGAAACATGGTGCAACAAATACGGCTATGATGCGACGATCACGGCGGTAACGGTTCGTTAACGGATCGGCGGTATGACCATCGCATGATCACGAACGAACAAATCGAGCGGGAAGCGCTGCGCACCGGGTTCGATCCCATGCAAGCGTATTACCACCTAAAGGCTAGGCGAGCCTTACAACGCGAGCGGCCCGGCGGTATGATCCGCCGGGCCGCAACGCATCAATCGACAACGGACAATTCGCCTTTGCCCATCGCGGTTGCCGCCGCCGACTTATCCACCGGTGCGAGCGCATCGAAATCAGCGCGGCGCATCGTCCGACTGGTGCCACCGCGATTACCGCCACCACCGCCACCGCCCGAACCGCCAGCGCCGTTCGCCTTCAAGATTTGATCCTTGTACGGATAGGTTTCAACGATGATTT